CCTTGGTGGTTTAAAAGATGAACTCTCAGATGAGAATGGTGAATCAGTTCTCGGTGAAGGATTAGATAGAGCCTCTGGTGGCCCTGTTCTTAAGCCTAGCCAAGAGCTGGCCCGTCGCATGGAGAAAGTAATCCACGACCAGCTAGAAGAAACTAAGGCTAACACTGAAGTACGCAAGGCCGTATTTGAGATGTGTCTGCTTGGTACTGGTGTAATGAAAGGTCCATTCAATGTAGATAAGACTCTACATAACTGGGTGGATGGTGAGTACTTACCTAGTACAACTCGCACAGCTCGTAGTAATATGGTATCCATTTGGAATACTTATACTGATCCTAACGCTACTTGTAACGAAGACCTTGAATGGGTTATCGAACGTCACAAGATGCATCACGGTCAGGTACGTGGTCTTAAAGATCGTCCGCACTTCAGTGCTAAAGCGATTGACCGCTGCTTGATGCGTCCGGGTAACTACGAACGTAAGTCTTACGAGCATACACTTGAAGAAGCTCCTATCCAAGAATCAGAAGCTCGTCTATACGAAGTTCTAGAGTTCTGGGGTTTTGTCAGTAAAGAGTACTTGAAAGAATTTGGTATCAAGGCTAAGGGTATTAAGTCTGAAATGGTTCAGGTTAACGTCTGGACTTGCGGTAATGAGGTACTACGTGTAGTAGTTAACCCATTCCTGCCACAGCGTATCCCTTACTACTTCGTACCGTATGAGGTTGATCCTTACACTATCTGGGGTACAGGCGTACCTGAGAGTATGGAAGATACCCAAGCATTAATGAATGGCTTCATGCGCCTAGCTGTAGATAACCTAGCGTTATCCGGTAACCTTGTATTTGACATTGATGATTCAATGCTAGTACCGGGTCAGGACATGACCATCTCTCCAGGCCAGATCTTCCGACGTCAAGCCGGTGGAGCAGGTCAGGCTATCCACGGTATTCAGTTCCCTAACACTGCACCAGCTAACCTTGACATGTACCGCAACGTACGTCAGATGGCTGATGAGGCTACAGGGATTCCATCGTTCGCACACGGTCAGATGGGTGTACAGAGTCCTACTCGTACAGCATCCGGTATGTCCATGCTGCTGAACAATGCATCACTGAACATTAAGACTGTTATCCGTAACATCGATGACTACCTACTGAAGCCGTGGGGCGAAGGTTACTATCGTTGGAACATGCAGTTCAACAATCGTGTGGATATTAAAGGTGACCTTGAGATTCGTGCTACTGGTACTAGCTCAATGCAAGCTAAGGAAGTTCGTTCAACTCGATTGAATACTTTCCTACAGCTAGCAGCTAACCCAGCACTAGCACCGATGATTAAGTTCCCTACAGTAATTCGAGAGTTGGCTATCTCTATGGACGTAGATCCAGATGAGATCCTCAACAACCCAGAAGAGCAGCAGATCTATGCTCAACTGATGGGTACACAGAACATGCAACAGCCTGCTGGTAACCCAGCTGCTGCACCGGGTACATCTATTCCAGGTGAGCAGGGGTTCACAGGTAATGCAGAAGGGGCCGGTAATGCGCTGGGCCTCAACGGACAGGAGGCATTAGGTGACGCAGGATCAATTGCTCCGCCAGCTTAAACCGCTGACCGTCCAACCTCAATGGAAGATCTTGGAGGAATACCTTGATCTTCTCATTGACCAACAACTTAGTGGTCTAACCAATACAACTTCTTGGGAAGACACTAAGTACTTACAGGGACGAACGTCTGCACTTAAGGCAGTACGATCCCTATCCAATACTATCCAGGCAATGGATAGATGAACCGAAAGCTACCCGATACAACAGCCCATGATTATGGATACCTAGTTGTGATCGGCCTTTAGGAACTTTTATATATGAGTAATACAAAAACAGTTGCTGCAAAGCCTTACTTCAATATGGCAGTCGAAGAACAAATGACTGACAATGAGCAGGTGAACAGCGGCGATCAGAACCCGAACACAGATACCAATGACGGCTCCGACTCTGCAGGTCCGAATACCCAGACTGGTAACACACCGGCTACCTCTGATGGTAAAGAAGATGAAACCTATAAGGAACGTTGGGTTAATCTGAAGCGTTATCATGACACGTCAATCCATGAAGCTCGTAAACAGATTAAGGATTTGGAACTTAAACTCCAATCCTCTGCTACTGCTATCACTCCTCCTACTAATGCAGAGGAGCTAGAGAAGTTTAAGCAAGAGAATCCAGATCTGTACAAGTCTCTCGAGATGCAACTCACTCCGGCTGAATCAGCTGTTAGTGTAGACAAGTATCAAGAGATGCAAGATGAGCTGATTAAGACACGTCAAGAACGAGCGCTAGATCAGATTAAAGCAGCACACCCTGATATGGTAGATCTTATTGCAGACGCTAGTTTCAACGAATGGGTTGAAGCACAGTCAGCTGCAGTACAAGGTATGATTAAGGATAACTCTGAGGATGCTACTGCATTCATTCGTGGCCTTGATCTTTACAAACTGGATAAAGGTATTACCTCTTCTGTGAAAGGAACTTCCGATGTGAAGTCCGTTTCCGATGCCTCCGCTGCTGATGCAGTTACTGTTACAGGAGCATCTGCAGAGGTTGGTGAAGTTAATGGTCGTATCTGGACTCGTGATGAGATCCGGAAACTATCTCCGCGTGAATTCGAAATGTTCGAACAGGACCTCGAAGCTGCGCAGAGAGAAGGCCGCATTGTAAACTAATAATTTAATAATATATATTTTTAAGGTATAACATCATGGCACATTTTGCAGGCGCGAATACACTAAACTTTGGTGGCGCTACTCCAACTGGTAACTTCGTACCAGAAATCTACTCTCAGAAAGTACTGAACTTCTTCCGTCGTAAGTCTATCGTTGAAGGTATTACTAACTCTGACTACTACGGTGAGATCTCTGCTTTCGGTGACACTGTCAACGTAATCAAAGAACCTACCATCACTATCTCTGACTTCCTGACCGGTGACACTGTTACTCCTCAGGCTCTGACAGATGATCAGATCCAGCTGGTTCTTGACCAAGCTAAAGCGTTCTCTTTCCGTGTTGATGACATCGAGAAGAAGATCTCTCACGTAAACTGGACTTCTCTGGCTACTGATTCTGCGGCTTACAGCCTGAAGAATGACTACGACCAGAAAGTACTGACTTTCATGTCTACTGGTGCACAAGCTGCTAACCAGACTAACGACGTTGCTTTTGCTAACCTGTCTGACCTGACTACTCCGGATGCTCTGCTTGACGCTATGTCTCGTCTGGGTACTATCCTGACTAAGAACGACGTACCTGAAGAAGGTCGTTGGATCGTTCTTCCTCCAGAAGCTATGGAAGTACTGGCTAAGTCTTCTTCTAAGCTGCTTAACATGGACTTCAACGGTGGCGTATCTGATCTGCGCAACGGTCTGGTTTCTATGGGTAAGCTGCGTGGCTTCCAGCTGTACATGACCAACAACGCTCCTACATTCCTGACTACTGGTACTGTAGAAGATCATCACGTAATGATGGCTGGTCACATGTCTGCTGTTGCGACTGCTAACGCTATCGTTAACACTGAGAGCTATCGTTCACACGATACCTTCGCTGACGTTGTACGTGGTCTGCACGTATACGGTCGTGCGATCATCCGTCCAGAAGCTCTGGCCGTGACTTACGCTACCTTCACTGGTAACGACCTAACTCCTTAATCTTAGTTTAAGATTATTGAGTGCTAGACTAAGGGGGTTGGCATTCGCCAGCTCCCTTTTCTTTTATATAAATTGTGTGGGGATCGTATGGCTAAGACATACATCGACATTGTGAATGTCGTACTACGCGACATCAACGAAGTACCATTAACTACTGGTAACTTTGATACAGCACGCGGACTTCAGGCTTTTGTTAAAGAAGCTATCAACCGGGCTTTAATGGATATTGTAAACTACAACGATGAGTGGCCTTGGCTAACTAACGTTGCTATTTCATCCGGCTCTAGTCCACATACAAACTCTTTTACAACTGTTGCCGATACTGCCCAATACGCAATTGATGCTACAGCTGGTATTGTAGATTACGATACTATAACAATTCTAGACACATCTGATCCAGATAATAAACCAAAGCATTTGGATTATGTAGAATACGATCAGGTTGTCAAAGCTCTCGATGTTGGAACGAGAATACCAGAGATGGTATATGATACTCCAGACAATGACTTCATTGGTCTGTACCCAACACCTGATGATGCTTATACAGTTTCTTATATCTCGTGGAAAGATCCAGTCCTGTTAAATAATCAGGCTGATGAGATTCCATTTGAAGAACGTTTCTACTCTGTACTAACAGCTCGTGCTCGTTACTACACGTGGATGTTCCGAGGTAATGCACAGCTTGCTTCCTTCTCCTTGAATGAGTTTGATGAAGGCATCAAGCGTATGTTTAAAATTCAAATGTTACCTGCAGCTCCTAAGATGAGGGCAGTGTAATGGCAGACTCTATTCAAACAGCTAAGATCTCTTGTCGAGGTGGTTTGGATCTGCGTTCTACAACTCAAGACCTGTTACAAAAACCTGGGTTTGCAATTGACCTTACCAACTACGAGCAGAATATAGGTGGTGGTTATCGACGTATCAATGGCTTTACTAAAGTTACTGAGAATGTCCTACCCGGTTCTGGTCAGATTGAGGGTACAGCCCTGTACAATAACGGCTATGTTATGTGCAGAGGTGACGCGGTCTACTTCAGCTTTGATGGGGATACTTGGGAACAAGTTAATAAAGACGTAAGTACTCTGAGCAATCAGGCTACCTTACAAGCAGCGGCAGCTTTACCACGTACTGGTGCTACTGTATATACCTTCGATACTTTCACTCAAGGTGCAGCGGCAGGTCGTATTGATCTACTGATTCACAGTGATGTAGGTATCCCAGCTGTTCTTACTATCATGGGTTCATCCCTAGGGACAGCTCAGTATCGATATGTAGAGATCACTTCAGGTGGTATTACAGATACTGGCTACGGTCTAGTACATAATGACCAGCACGTTGTAGCGGGTGATCCACAAGAACCTTCAACATTCTATGTATCTACTACATCGGATATGGAAGACTTTACTACTGGACAGTCTGGTGCATACAGTGTAGCTGATCCTATCGTAGGACTTAAGTCTTTCCGAGATATTATCTATATCTTTTGTGAGAACTCTATATGGCAGGCTACTGGTTTAAATACTGGTACTGCTTCGATACAACCAGTTACTCGTGATGTAGGTTGTGTAGATGGACACACTATCCAAGAGATTGGTGGTGATCTTATCTTCCTGGCTAATGATGGTCTACGGACCTTAGGAGCTACAGCACGTATTGATGACGTAGAGTTATCTACAACCTCACTGCTGATTAATGAGTTACTTCAGGATATCTTGAATACCAAGAGCAACCTACAGTTTACTTCTTGTGTTATTAAAAGTAAGAATCAATACCGTCTATTCTATACGAATGCAGCTAAGGTTGCTGAGGAACAGGAAGGTTTGATTGCTACTTTCTACCCTAACCAAGAGACAGGCCAGTCATGGTCTTTCAGTAAACTTAAGGGTATCGAATCTACAGCAATCACTCATGGTGAATTAAACGGCCAAGAGCGTGGTGTCCATGGAGACATTAGCGGCGGCCTCTACATGCACGATGATGGCAATACCTTCGATGGTACGGAGATTGAATCTTCTTTCCAGACACCTTACTTCGACTTCGGTGACTCAGGTGTTCGTAAGAACCTACATGACATTATCCTTTACCTGAACCCGGAAGGTCCGGTTACTTTAGAGATTGCTCTGTCATATGACTATGAAGATATTAACACCACACATCAACCCTTCGCTTATACGGTTGATCAAATAGACGCACCGGCTGTGTACGGTCAGGCTGTCTATGGTACTGATAGTTATGGTGCACGTTTGCTACCTACAACTAAAGTCAATACACAAGGTTCAGGTTTTACTGCATCATACCGATTTACCACAGTAGGTGAAGCAGCTCCGTTCACCATACAGGGCTTCAACGTTAACTTTATGGCTAGCGGAAGGATTTAAAAATGACAGGATATGTAAGACAGAGTTCGTACAGTGATGGTAATACTATCACAGCGGCTCATACTAATGATGAGTTCAATGCCTTAGTCCTAGCTATGCTAGCAGGTACTGGACACAAACACGATGGTAGTGCAGCAGAGGGTGGTTACGTACCACTCATCTCTAACACTGCAAATACTCGTAAGGTTGAGGTTACTGCATCTGGTGCACTGACTACAGGTGACCATGAGGTTACAGGTAACATTGTTGTTACTGGTACTGTAGATGGTCGTGATGTAGCGACTGATGGTACTAAGCTCGACGGCATTGAGTCAGCTGCTACGGCAGACCAGACAGGTGCTGAGATCAAGGTGGCATATGAGGCTGAAGCAGATACTAATGCGTATACTGATGCAGCTGTTACTAAACTGGCTGGTATTGAGACTGCAGCAACAGCAGATCAAACCGGAGCAGAAATAAAATCTCTATACGAACTAGAAGCTGATACTAACGCTTTCACTGATGCTGATCATTCTAAACTAGATGGTATTGAAGCTGCAGCTACTGCGGATCAGACTGGCGCTGAGATTAAGATTGCATACGAAGGTGAAGCTAACACTAACGCATTTACTGATGCAGAACAGACTAAGCTTGCTGGTATTGAAACTAGTGCAACAGCTGACCAAGTAGCTAGTGAAGTTCCGTTCACACCTACCGGTACTGTGGCAGCGACTGATGTTCAGGCA